GCCAATAGTAAGAACAAATCCATCAAAAAACTTTGTAAACAATTGATATTGATTTGTAGATTCTAGATTAGGCACCCAAGCGTTTAATTTGCTGGTAGTTGTTAGTCCATTAAGGTGTAACAGGTATCCAGAATTAAAATTAACTGTGGTAGTAGTTTGATTTAAGGTGTATGTAAACGACGCCGGAGTTGTACTAGTCCCAGCATCATAGTAATTTGTAAAAACAATGTCACCAATATTATTAAAGTTTTGATATTTTAATGGAAATCCTAATATTACATCATCACTACCGGTAGCATCGTCAGGATATCCAAAGAATTTTGTGCCTGCAAATGTAGTGTCAGGATAAACTGTCGTATCACCAAAACTATACCCATCTGCATCTACTAAATCAAACAATGGTGCCTGATTAAAATCTGTTTTAGCTTGGCACAGATTCCATTCGGTACCATCGTAGTAGTACGTGTCTTTTTCGTAAGTCCCTTGAGTAATTAATACCATTTCTCCAACTTCAACTGGATTATCGTCTGTTTCATTCAAGGTAATATAATTAGTGCCATCAATTTCTGGTATAGCAATTTCCCAAATTAATTCATTGATTGACGTATCGTAGTCATTGGCAAATACTATTCTAAGTCCAGGAATTAACGTAACTCCTTGAACAATAAGTGAGGCTTTTCCTTCAATATCATTGAACGCATCTGTTGTAGTGGTTCCAGTTCCGTCTGCTGTAGTACCAGCTCTGGTAGCCTGGAATACTTCTCCTACTGTATTTGAATCTGCACCAAAGGTAGTAAAATCCGTAGTACCTACACTACGAATAGTGTAGGTCCCACCTTCAGACAATGTCTGAGCACTGTTTTCAAAGATTATAAGATCAATGCTATTTTTAGATAGTTTTCCATAATTCCATAATTGTAAATGTGGGTCAAATTCAATAATAGATCTACGTGCTGGTAAATTATCCCCATAATTGGCGGAAGTTTTATTATAAACGGCAGTAGCTTCAATGGCATCCTTATGGAACCAACGATTACTACGGGCCCAAGGATTGCGATCTTGACTTCCTCTATTGCTTATTATATAGTCTTGTGTAGTATCTATATAGATGCCAAATGTTTCTGGTATAATCATTTGATCAACAGGAGTTAGCGTAATGGCTGTACCAACTCCGTCAACATAAAATTCGTTATTAGCATAACTACTAGGCACTACACTAGAATCAAATATTACTTTTAATCCATTTGTAAATTCTACACCATTATGTGATGTGTAGCCCAATTTCCCTAATATGTCATTGTTAATGTCAATTGTAGATGTAGAGTTATCAACTAATTTAATTACTCCATAAAAGGCAGGATTTTCACTGTCTTGATAGTATAGATAATCTTTTGTAGCAGTAAGGTTTGGTATTTTGTTAAATCTATAATTATTATCAACCCAAAACTGTCCTGATGCATACGTTTTTCCAGAGCTTACAAATACTCGGTCTGGTGAATCTCCAGAATCTCTTGCTGGACGAATCACAGTCACTGGAGTTAGCTGCATTACATAATCATCATCGTCATTGTCTATTAATCGAAGTTTCCAAGTGCTTTTTCTAGTAGCAGTAGCAATAACGCCAGTGGTAGCATTTTCTTTTGTTATATCACCAACAAAAGGATCAGCGGGTGTAGTCCAAAAAACTGCATCTATATCAGTATTATTAAATATAAATGTTTTATTATCTAATTGGCTAACAATACCGTCTAGTCCTTCAGGAAATTCTGCTAAAAATTCACTAAGCAATCTATTTTGTATTTTTGTATAACTAAATGTCACAGCCGCATCAACAGTTGCTGCAATTGGCATACGACTAAAAAAGTCCTGGGCGTTTGCTAAGGGAACGCGAAACTGTACTGTTCCAGATTCAGTACCGTTATTTGTAACACCAAATACTTCTCGAGTACTAACAGTAGATATTGACGCATCTTGCCCACTTGTACCAGGATCACTTTGAATCCAGAATTTTATTCCAGGTTGATCAACAATAAATGTATACACTCCCCCACGGGCTAGGGTTATTTGTAAATTAGGGTGTTTACCAACCCCAGAAAAAACATAGCCACCAAGATCAGTATTTCGAGTAACTGTATAACTGGCCGAGTAAGGCACTTCGTTAGTGTAAACATTGACTGCATCTGGACCATTGGGCAGCCAATAGTAGTTAAAATAGTTTACAAATTTATCATAGTTAAAATGTCCATCATAGCCATAACTTTCAGATGTTGTTAATCGCTGATGATTATTAGTTAATCCATTGTGTGTTTGTATACCATTTAATAAATCAATATAACTGCTGGTAAATGTAATATTTTTTGCATCATCTTTGGCCACAACAGTTGCTTCAAGTTGATAGTTTTTACGTTGACTGGTAATTTCTGAAATGTAGTTGTCACCAAGTTTATACGTAGGTGCAAATTTTCTACCAATATATCCACTAATTGGTACATTAATTGCTGGAGTTACCAAATGATCAAATGTAGCTCCAAGAAATCGTTGATTAGTTGATGTTCGAAATACTTGTGGTAAAAAATTTAAAGTATTAATAATTGCCATTAAAATGTTCCTACCAAGTTAATTCCAAGATTTAAATTTGAAGCTGTAATAGCTGATACAATTTCAACATCATTAACTGTGGCAGCTGAAGTAATAATTTCCCACGGGTCAGCATTAATTTGGAAATACGTACCAAACACTTGATTAATTGACGCTGGAACAATAATAACACTGGATATATTTGGTGCCAGTGTAGCATGTAGATATGCCGCTAACTCTGAAAAATAGAATGTATCACCAAAGTCCCAATTACCTGGATCAAAATAAGAGTTAATAGCAGAAATAACCTGTGTTTTAATTTCATTATCAGTAATAGCCACAGTAGAATTTTTAACAACTTGGAATTTAGCCTGTAAGTTTGCTGGTGCTTTGCTACCAAACAATGGTTTAAATTTTGCTGGGTTATAAACAATACTATCGCTTACTGCTTTATAGTTGTCTAGACTGCCATAGTCAGTTTCAAGGCTACTACTAGTTGGGGGAATTGGTTCTGTCACTGTTCCAGTTAAATCTCTTAGATAATTTACATAATCAGTTGTATACGAAGAAGTTAGCACATATAGATCAATGATATTTACTGGAGTGGGATCTATACGACTACGTGCTGGTACATTATGCGTATATTGAAAATACAAATCTGCTCGAGACGCATCGGTATCAGCTATAGTTGTAAATAAATCTGGATTATCAGGAACATTTTCCATTTGTGAACTTGGTGCCTTAACTAGTACCTGAGTATCATCTACGTAACCATCAATGCTAGTAATGACATCATATATTTCCCAGACCACCGCATTGTCCAATGCAGTTGATTCATTTGGCTTGGTGTTTATTTCTAATAATTTAATTTTATCAGTGATATTAGTACCAGTTGCTGAACTATATACTCGAGCCAATGGATCAAAATAAAATTTAGTACTGCCAGCACTACTAAACAAATAATCAATTGATCGATATTCTATTAGATAGCTTCCTCGAATATATGTAAATTTTACCATCCAATCAGTTGCAGCAGAAATACTGGCTGGTAATATATTTTCCCAAGTTGGACCCAATATATTTGAAATATTGTAACGTAATCCAAAGTTAACTTTTGTTTCAATTTGACTAACAATAGTAGAAATTAATGCAGTACTTAAATCATTTTTGTAAGTAGGTATAATACAATTTTGTCCAGACAATGTTGCATTGCTTAAAAAAGCACCATCAGGAACAACAGTAGCAAACGTTACTAGACTTGGTGTTTCTAATGCTGAATTACTAATTACACTAGACACCGCAGCATAACTAGTTGCTCCGGTATTGGCATTAGCAAATTCTAATAGAGCCCCGGCTGTAACATATTTTAAGTTTCCAGTAATTCCAGTGCCTACTTGTTGTGTATTACCATTTGCAACTTGTAGATAGCCTGAACTAGTAGAAGTAGATGCAGATACTTGTTTGAATACACAGGCAGTAATAGTAGAACCAGTACCTTGGCGAGCGTATCCATTCCCAGTAGTTGAAGTAGTTGCGGTAAATGTAACCCCAGCAACATTACTTCCTGCTCCAGCTGCTGTCCAATTGGCTGTACCAACCGAAGTAATAGTGTAAGATTTACCAGATACTAAATTTGCCGCAGCAACATTACCAGTAGTATTAGCTACAAATACTGTGCCTACTGTATTATTTGCAGAACCCAATAGAACAAAATCAGTTGTCCCCGGGGTAACAATTTGATAAGTGTTACCAACAAATAGATTTCCAACGGTTACTGTTGTTGATTGATCATGTCTGTCTACTATAGAATAGTAGTAATTCTGCATGTCAGTACTGCTAATTTTTGGGATTATTTTATTATAGATAGCTTGATATATGTCATTGGTGGTTAAAAATGTAAACTGATCTGTTTTAGTAGAAGTGTTTGCAGTTAGTACTCCATCGTCACCAAAAATATTTGTACTTGAATAACTACCAGTTGGATCAATTGCATCTAAGTACAAACTTACACCAGAACTGGTGCGACTGATTGCTTTAATTTTTTGTATACTGGTAAATGAAGTTAATGGAAATATGTTGTAATCTTCCCCAGTAATCATTCTGTTTTGTGTGTAATACTGTTGTGGCGCACTTGATCTAATACTGGTCAATGATTGTGCTGAACTAGCATTAGTAACTGTATACTTTAAACTAGCAGATACCGTTAAAGTTTCAACTGTGTTCTTTTTACTAATGTAACTAAATGCAATAGATACCGATGATAAATCATCAGGAGTGATACTATAGGTTAATCCATTTGATGTACGATAATAAAATCTAAATGCCCCCTGTGGGATATTAGCAAACGATCCATCGCCAAATACTAAATTAACATTGTCGTTGTTTGTGGTGTTAACTTGATAAAGATTTTTTTCTGACAGATTATTAAAAATAACATTGATTCCTGGCAATGCTGGCACTTGACTCCATAAAGTTACAGGATTATTATTTACATCAATTGCATAGAGCCATTGGTCATCATTGGTTATGTTGTTTGATGCAACACTAATAAAATTATTTGGAATGGCATTTTGAACAGTAAACAAAGTTCCATTTAATGCACCTTGTTTAAAAAATGTAAAAAATCCTGTATCGTTACTACCGTTTCCGTTATTGTCATTTCTGTACAATATGTTAAACTGCCCAGCACGAGTAGGATCATCTTCGTATATATAAGTTTTTCCAACACTGGTCGCACTTACTGCTTCAAATGCCATTGCTGTGCCTTGTATAGTTGCATTAAATCCTGCCACTGGTACTGTGTTTGGATTTAGTGCTATACTGTATTCATCTGTTTGCACTCCATGTATACTTTGACTATTACCAGGTTTACCTATGTTTTGCGTAGATATTAGAGCGGCATTAAATACGCTGGTAAATTGTTCTAACCAATTATCATTTGTAAGATCGTTCCATTGAATCGTAGCATTGGCTAAATTTATGCCATTGCTATCTACAATAGATTCTGAGGTTTTAATGCTGTCTATTTTTAATAGCCCACTTGCAGCTGTTGTACGTTTAGGATTGTAGCTTAACATACGAGCTAGTTTTAGAATACTATCTCTACGTTGAGCAGTATCCATAAAATTTTCACGGGCATTTAAATCAGCACGAAATGCTAAACTTTGTCCAAGAAAAGCAATCATATCAATTAATGCAATGTATTCACTGCTGTCTAAAAAATCATTAAAAGTTTCTGGATAATAAACTTTTATATAATTAATCATGCTGTTTCTTAGCGTTTCAAAATCATAGCTGGTGAAATCTGCATTAGTGAATGTCTGATAGATCTTAGTCCAATCCTGTTGAACTAATAAATTTGTTTGACGTGTGCTTTGTGCCATATGTTTACCTATATCATGTATTTATTAGGATAATTATATGGGCAGTTAATTGACAATTAAACTAGAAGTTGTGCGGTCAAAATTCAGTGATAATGTTTCGGTTTGCCCATTTGGTACATAATACATTGATAATTGTATTAAGAATCCATGTTGCTCTTGCGTAACTGCTACCTGTTGCACCCTAAGTCGAGGATCGTAGTTGGCTATTTTATTAATATCCTCAGTGATAATTTGCTGAGTACTTTCATCTAACGGCTCAAATAACATATCCCAGATTATACAACCAAACGTGGGATTCATTAGCTTTTGCCCTTTACGAATACGAAAGTGATTTATTAAATCTTGCTTGGCCAATTGATAATCCGTTAAGGTATAACGCTTGGCGTTTTGTGCTGTACTGAATCCACGATATTTTATCATAATGTAGTATTTATTGACTTAAAATTGTTATGGCGTAGCGTCCGCTGTTAAAGCTATCTACGCCATTACCCAGTCCAGAATATCTCCAAGTATATGCTCTAGATGTATCGCTATTTGGTCTAATAATGTTATTTTCAGCATCTAATGTCCATGCTACATAAATCATCCCTGCTATCACATCCGTGGTATCTGTTGCTAATATCCCACCATTATCACTTAGACTATTATAAAAATCGTATACAAGTTGATAAGCAAGATGCTCTTGTGCAGTTGTAGAATTTAAAAACTCTGACAATGTAGTTAAATTATAATTATAGTTGGCATAAGAATTTGTGTTTTTTCTTATAGTTACTGGAGTCCAACATTGGCGATAGTTTACGGCTTCGCCATTGGGATATGCATCAGTTGATCCTGCAGCCAAAATACCATATTCTTCTAGTGCCGCTGAAGAAAATTGATATCTTCCTAACTGATTTTCAGTACCTATTTTTTTATAATCCCACTCACTTAAATCATATGCTATTTGTGCTAATAAATTACGAATTTGAATAGAAGTCAGTGCGCCGATTGATGCCCAATCAGGAGGTAATGGTGGAGCTGTTGCTAATCCTAACCAACTTAACGGTAAGGGATTTAAAATTGGCCTAGTGGCCGCTTGTTCTATTCCTATATCCATTATCTGGTCCAAGGCTCGTGTGATGGTACTACTGTGCAAGTGCTGGTTGTTACACCACCGGGCACCCATCGAAGTCCGTTATATATTGCAGACACGTGTCCTTTTGGTATAGGCGGAGTTGGTGGGAATGGTATTGATGGTGTACCGGTGTTTAAATTTATCAGTGCTCCAGTAATATTAGTATTGCCCAATGCGCCCATACTTAATCGTCCGCCAGCCGATAAACTTGCCATTCCCAACGCACTGAGACTTAACATACCGCCAGCATTTACCGACACTTTGCCTAATGCACTTACTCCAACACTGGCCATTGACTTAATATCAACTCCAGACATGCCTGTAATTTTAACTGACGCTCCGTGAATATTAACTGAAGAATCACTGTGTAAATTTAGAGCCCCTTTAGATGACACGTTAAATCCTTTAGTGGCAAAAATATTAATAGATCCATCTTTACTAAATTCAAGCCACTGTTTTCCGCTGGCACTGGCAATGTACAAAATCTGCTCTGTAT